CTAGTCGATGCAGAACGCGATGCCGTCGAGCGACAGCCATTGAACGGTTCCGCTCAACGGTTGAACCACGATTACGTCGCCAGTCGCTGTGATATCGATGCGGGTCGGCTCGTTCCGATCGCTGATGCATGCGAACAGATGGCGCATCGGTGGCCGTAGGCCTGCGGGTAGGCGAAATGCTGTCGACCCGCCGGCGCCGTCCTTGATCAGCCCCCGCAGATACACACGGCTCCCGTCGTTACGGTAGGCGGGTGCTGCGAACGGATCGCCGAAAGCGATCCACGGCGCTTCCAACTGGGCCAGTTGCCATGCCCCCCTCCGCATGTTCGCGATGGCAGTCAGGGTCGCGGCCTTGGTTTGTCCGCCCTGGACCAGGGGCACCAGTTCGGCCCCGACCAGTTGGGCCGCTGCCGGCAGTTGGGAGAGCTTGAGATTCGCCATATCACTCCATTAGCAGGTAGTCGCCGGCTTCGCTGACCAGCTCGTCGCTGGTCTCCGTTCGAAGCAGGCCGTTCTTGAAGTCGAAGGTGTGCGTGGCCTTCTGCCAGCTCGCCAGCCCATCGCGCATCGAACCGGTCTCGGCGCGCACTCGGTGCGCGCCCTTGAGTGGCGAGGCGTAGCTGGCGCCGCTGATCGGCGCCGGGCCGTCGAGGACGCTGCCGGCGATGGCATCAAGGAGCCGGACGACATACGCCGTTCCCGCCTCCGGCCCGATCGATCCTTGTCCGTGGTCGATCAACTGGTCTGCCTGCAAGCGGCGATCGCGATGCGCCCAGTCCACCACGAGATCGCCGTCGACGGCATCCGGGTAGCGGGCGCCGGCCAGTTTCAGGTCGCCCGGCGGGTACGGCCGCGCCTGGCGCTGCGCCAAGCGCACGTTGTCGATCGGCGCCAGCGCGGGGTCCAACTGCGCGCTCGACGTGCGGGTCAGCAGCTTGGCCTCAACGGTCTCGCCGGCGCTGTAGTCCATGGGGTCGGCCGCGGCGAAATCGTCGTAGAACCAAATCCGGGCGCCCTCGGCGTGCGGCACCGGAACGGTATCGGCGCAGCCGCGCGCCAGCGTCGTGGTCTGGGACTGCGGATCGATCGCCACGACGCGGACCAGCTCGTCCTCGATCCAGGCCGCGGTACCGGCCGCCACTTGATCCAGCGCGCGTCCGGCCGCGAGCTGGACAGCGGTCGTTGTTGCCGTGAGGGCACCGGCCAGGATCGCGGTGGGGCACCAATCGCCCGTGCCGGCCTCGGCGAAGGCGCCGCCACCGGTCCGCGTGGCCAGGATGTAGTTCAACGCCAGGCCGCCCGGCTGTTCGCCTACGGCCAGAACCGCCCCTGCGTCCGTTGGCAGCGTCGCCAGCGCGACCGAGTCCAGTGTGGTCGCCAGGTCGCGGTAGCCGGCCTCGAACAGCCGGTGCGTCGGTGCCGGCTGCGGCGTGCGGTCCGGCGGTAGCCAGATCGGGGGCTGCGGCTGGAGGTAGCTGGTGGCCGGCAGGCCGAACACGTCCTGCACGGCCTGAACGGTGATGGCGCCTTCGGCGATCCGCCCGTCGTCGAAGGTGCCGGCACGCAGAACCAGGGTGCCGATCTCGCGGAACGGATCGCGGATGCAGAACACGCTGCCGGGAGCCAGCACGCCGCCGCGCCGGTCGAGCTTGATCTTGAACCGCTTCAAGGCCGAACAGGCGATCGACAGGTCGCGCGTGCCGACCCGCGCCGCGAGCTCGGCGGTCGGCAGGCCACGGTACTCGGTGGTGGTGGAGGCGACGCCACCGGTGGCTTGGATGCCGGCCAGGTCCTGCACCCGGACCTGCCGCTCCTCGTCTTTGATCGGGTCGTACCAGGTCACGATGACCTGATTGACCGCCGCATCCTGGGCGCCGCCTTCGTCCTCCTCGATCGCCAGCAGCCCGGATTCGTAGTCGAACAGCGGCAGATCGTCGACGCGGTAGTCGTCGCGCAGCAGCCGCAGCGTGGACCGGCCGGTGCTGCGGTCGGTGTACTGCGCGGCGCCGATGTGGTCGATCACGACCTGCATGAAGTCACTGATCGCGGTCTGCCGCGCCCAGCGCAGGCACAGGCCGAAGCCTTCGGCGTGCAGCGTGTCGGCGGCGCGGCGATAGCTGGCGTCGTCCAGCAGGCCGCGGTCCAGCCCTCGGCCCCAGTCCCGGTTCGTCAAGCACTCGACCAGGATGTGCGCCGGGTTCATGGCGCGGATGGCGCCGTTCGCCAGCCAGATCACCGCCTTCTCGGGATACCACGGCGCCCCGTCCCAACCGGCCAACGCGCGGCGCGCGCGGGTCTTCCACGGCTTCGGGTACGGGTTGTTCGCCGTGATCTGGCCGTCGAAATACATCGTTGCGCCACCGCGGAACGCGGGCGTGGGGGTGCCGTGCAGGGCCGCCAGCGCCGGCAATACGGCTTGATCGGCATCCCCCATGAGCACGTCGAGCGTGCCCTTGATCCCGCCCTCGCCCTTGTCCCCGCCGAACAGGTCGGGCTTGTTGATGACGATCCGGCCGCTCTTGGTGACCGAGCCCTTCCAGGCCTCCCGGTCGCCGCCCTGGATCTCGACGATCTCGTCCAGCGGTCCTCGTGCGAGGCCCATGTGCAATCCGAACAGGTAGCGGTGACCGACCGTCTGCTTCCTACGACTACCCACGCGCCGCCTCCGCGCGCGCGAACGCGACCAAATGGACACCCAGCGCGTCGCCGGTGGCCTCGATGGCTTGGGCGTCGATGCCCTCGCGCACGAAAGCGCTCCAGTCCAAGCCGTAGTAGGCGAACCATTCGCGCCCGCCTTGGGCGCAGAATCCCGGCCGCGCACCGAAGCCCGGCGCGCGGCGAAGGTGGTCCAAGGTTACGATCACTTCTTGCCCCCCTTTTGTTTGATCGCTTGCGTGCGGTACTGGCCGACGCCGAGCACCATCCAATCCGAGATCCACACGTCGCCGAATATCACCGCCTGCGGCGTGCCCTCGGTGGCCTGGGGGAACTGGAAGTCGCCGAACGCCGCCGGCTTGGGCTGCGGCGGTTTCGGCCGTGCGGCCGCCGAGACGAAATAACTGACCAGCCAAATCGCGAGCTGGACCCAGATGTTCATAAGTGGGACTCGAAAAGGAGCGGCGACGCCGCTAGAAGATCGGCGTGCCGTCGAAGGGGGATTTTCCGGGCAGCCCCGGCACGCCGCCGTAGTTCGGCGCATTGGCGAACTTGCTGTGGCAGATCGCGATGGTTCGGCCGCAACCGGGATAGGCGACGACGGCCTGGCCGACGCGCAGGCCGTCGCCGGCCCCGAGCAAGATCAGCCGTTCGCCTTCGTGGAAGCGAATGCCGCGTCGCTCGATGCCGGCCTCGCCCAGATCCCAGGCCAAGAAGCCGCCAGCCAACCACCCGTTCGGCAGCAGGCCGAACTCGCCGGCCGTGACGATGTTGCCGGCGACCGTCGTCAAGGATGCCGGCACCCGATGCGCTTCGGGATTGACCCGGCAGTTGCGGTCGTAGAGCGTGTGCGGGCAGCCGCGCGTCCAGGCCAGGCGTAGGCCGGGCTGTCCGAGCGCGGCGTCCAGCGACTGGCAGCGAATCTCGCTCGCTTCCAGGCGGGGCCGGTTGACCCCGGCCACGCGCCCGACCCAGGCCACCCGCGCCTCGGCGTCGCCCTCATGGACGTCGCGGATGAACACCGAGACTTCGGTCGAAGGCGGCAGGCCGCGGTACCACCGGGCGATCTCGAAATCGCCCGGCGCGGTGATCGTCAGCACATCGCTGGCGACGTGGCCGGACTGGCGGATGCCGTCGTCGCTGATAGCAATGGCGCGATACGCCTGCGTGTCGAGTTCGAAGTCGCGATCGCCACCCGTGTAGCGCCAGCGCTGGGCTCCGCGTACAAACTCGTACAGTCGCCGCGGATTTCCGGCGGCTGTGGAAAGCTCAAATTGATCGAAGGACAACGTAACCCTTGCTAGACTGAACTTGATAGATCAAGGACGGACTTGCCATGCCTAAAGAAGCAACCATGTCGCCCCAAGAGTTCGCGCAGTACTGCGCGGACCACATCGAGGCCCTTCACAAAGGCGCCGCTCAAGCCAGCAGTCGAATTTCCGCTCTTCAGATCATCTTGGACGCGGTAATCAGTGCACATCCGAACCCCAAGGGCATTCTTGGCGTGTTGGAAATGGCTCGCCCCGAACTTGTCGATAGCCTGGTAGACACTCCGCCGGAGGGGGATGCCGCTATTTGGCATGACGCACGACAAGAGGCATTTAAGGCGGCCCTAAGCCATTACACTGAATTCCTTGAGAAGCTCATTGCTCTCCGTAAATCCGACGACGAGGACGATTGATCGATATCTCGCACCGCCCTGAGCACGGTCGCTGCATCAGCGGCGCCGTCGCTGTCGGTGTGGTGTTCGATTTCGGTCTCGTCGCTATCGGCGCGGGACAGGACCAGGAAGCTGATCCGCTTCACGTCGCGCCGGCGCACGTCCACGCCCAGCGTGGCGTCGAGGGTGATGCGATCCGTCACCTCGTCCAGGCTGGCCGCGGCGGTGATCCGGCGATGGAAGGTCCGACCGTCGCGAAGCTCGATCCGCAGGTCGCGGCGTCCCGGCCGTAGGCCGCCGAACCGCGCCAGGCCGACGTTGGCCACGTCCGCCGCCGTGGCGGTGCCGGCCACCGGGGCCACCAGGGACAAGTCGTTGGCGTGGGTCGGCCGCCAAACGACAGCCTGGCGGCCCCGCAGGGCGTACAGCCAGGACCGGACCCGCGCGCGCTCGGCGCGACCGTGCATCCGCCAGCGATGCGATTTGGTCACCGCCGCCCAGTCGGTCGGGTCCAGCACGAACGGTGTCCCGAACTCATTATCCAAGGTGAGCAGCGCCCGCTGCCATCCGGCCGACAACGATTCGGATTCGTCGGGGCGATCGGCCAGGACGGGGTGTCCCCGGTAGATCGGCGCATCCAGCAGCGGCGGCCAATCGCAGGGCTCGACCACATCGAACCGCACTGCGATCGACGCGGCCTGGTCGGTCAGGCGGGTTACCTTGGGCGCTTCGGCCAATCGGGCGGTACGAACCGGGTAGAGCCGGGTACCCCGCGGCCAGGCGCGGGTGGTCGGATGCCGCAGCGTCAGGCGGTCGGCGCCAATGGACTCGACCTCAGCGACCTCGGTGTCAAACGCGGTCGGGCCACGCAGCAGCACCAGGCCGCCAAGCCGGAAGTCCCGATACGTCGGGTCGCAGGTCAGGAGACGGGTGCCGAGCGCGTGATCGGCGCCCAACCACTGACCGTCCGGCCAGACCGGCAGCGCCCAGGTTCGACCACCCCAACCAAACACGGCCAGGTCGAGCAGCACCCGCTCGCGGCCGTCCACGATCAGGGTCGCTTCGAACGACCGCCGCGGCGTCGAGCGTAGCCCGCGCCGTTGCTCGATCTGCAGGGGGCTGGTCAGGATGTCCGTGCGCCAGGCCAGCCGCTCCAACACGCCACTCGACCAATCCGGGACAAAGCCGAAGGCAACGATGCGCTGGCCGGTGATCAGGACCGGGATCGGGGCGAAGCCGTCGAAGTGAAACGCCAGGCTGGCGCCGATGACCGGCGGCCCGTCCGTTCCGACCGCGACCTGCCAGGTCCGCTCCGACAGCGGCGCGAACGGCAGCGGCGGCACGCCGGGCGCGGTCAAGACGATGCCTTCGCCGCCGGTCAGCGTCGCTCCGGTCAGGGTCAGCGCGCGGCTGCGGAAGGCGTTCCAGACGCGCACCGCACGGCGTTGCACGCTGCTGACGTTGCCGAGGTTTAGCGTCCGCGGCTCGACGTAGACGCGGTCGAAGAAGTCGTCGCCGAAGAGTGGCTGCACGGCTCCCCGACGGGCATCCGCGACATGCTGCGGAACGACGACCGTACGGCGACCAAATTGGGGCTCGGCGCCGAGCGCACTGCCGGGCCGATCGAGCCCGGTGCGCGAGGGGAAATAGTCGCCCTGACCGCTGAAGGTCAGCGGCCAAAGACCATGCCACATGGGGTCGAATCGCTACTCGATGATGCGGTACGCGTAGCCGTACACGCCGCTGTTGGGCGTTCCGGCCGGTCCGTTCTTGCGGTGCACCGGGAACACCTTCCAGCGATCGTCGCCCAGCACCAGCTCCTCGCCGGGCGCATAGCTGTCGAGGCGAATGAAACGCAGATCCGGCGGATGGCCGATGTCGGAGTACAGATCGGCACCTCGCGGCACCGCGCACCACAGCGGGTACGTCGGCGAACGGCCTGTCAATGCGCTGTGTCCGATGTCCTTCAACAGGTTGATCGGCGAGGCTTTGCCCCGCCAACCGCACAGCAAACGAAGGCTGTCGCTGGGCGAATCCGAAACCGAATGCCAGCGCGGCGCCACCCCATCAAAATCTGCGCGGACTCGGGTCACTGGCGGCATGAAGTTGGCCCAGTGATCGTCGAATGCGATCGCATGATGGTAGTCATCGGGACTATTGATGTAACGCGAATCGTAGAACCACTGGCTTCCGTACACGTACTGCCCGGTGTTTACCGAGCCGGCGGCCACTAGACGGCCCGTGCCGAAGTGCTTGAACGTACCGGCTTGGGTCTCCAGCACCACATGCAGGTAGGGTCGAGGCGCGTTTCGGCCGAAGAAGTGCACCGCACTGTAGGGACCTTGCAGGTAGTTGGACCACGCCGGGGCACTGGCCTCGGATTGGACATCGGGATTGGCAGTCGTGGCAAAGCCGGTGTGGCCAAAGACGCCGATGTACGGCGGCGGCCGACTTCCGTCGCCGCCCGTCAGCTCAGAAAAGAAGGTCGCGTACAGTCCCGCTGCATGGAGGCTGAGCGCCTTGCCGGGCTTTGCGGTCCGGTCTCGGAGCCCGTCGATCGACCACCCGGCCTCTTGGGCGAACAGCCGCAGCTTGTCGAGCAATTCGCCGGGGTCGTTTGCCGCCGAAGTCGCGTAGGCCATCAGTCCAGTTTCAGTGCGAAATAGTTGTCGGGCGAGGTGCGAAAGGCGTTCTGAAACGCCAGCCAGGAGGCGCCGTCATGGTCGATACGCGACTCGGAGGCCGTGCCAAAGCCCGTCGTCCAGCCGCAGCCGTCGAACTCGCCAAAGGCGTGGCGCGGCGTCGTGTTTCCCAGCACCAACGGCAACACAGGCGAGGAGTCGTCCAGGTTTGCGCGCAGATAGCTTCGGTGACCGTCCACCGACATGGCGCTGGGGTAGACCTTGCCGGGCGTTTCCTGATCCCCGTACTCCGTATTGCCAACCGCGAAGCGATTGCTGTGCGGCCGCCAGACGTTATCCGGGTAATTGGCCGCCACCCCGTATCGGCCCGGGTCGAAGAAGCAGCGGAAGTTCGAATCCGTCGCATCGGGGGTCAGGGTCTCTAGCGAGCCGCAGGCCCCGACGACCAGGGGATACTCATGGATCGAAGGCGGCTCATAGGCGTGGGCGAACCCCAGGTAGGCGCTCAGGTAGACGGTGCCCACTCGGGCCACGATTACCAGCCGCTGCCCGTTGATCGCCAGCCAGTAGGCGAACGGGCCATTGCGCAATGGCAGGCAGCGCAGGCCGCTGTGGTTGGTCTGGGTTCGAACGCTACGAAGCGGGTTGTAAGACCGGAAGCCGTACCAATTGAGGTTGTAGGCCGCCCGCGCTGGGTCCTCATACAGTTCGGCGCCCAGGTAGATGGCCTTTTGGCCGTCGAGCCCCGGCGCTTGGACGATCCACTGCGCCCGGTCCTCGAGTTCGAAGTCGGCGTTGAGGTCGGTGTGGAAGCTGACGTCGGCCAGTTCCAGGGAATCGCCGCCGGCACTGGCGGTGACCAGCACTCGCCAGAAGCGGGTCGCAGCACCGGTGGCCGTAACCGTGTAGGTGCGTCGCAGCCGAGCGGTCGGCCAGGTCTGGCCGGCCCAGGCCTGAACGCGCGACCAGACCACGCCGTCGTCGGATCGCTGCAGTTCGAAGGCGGCTGGGCCGCGCGTGCTGGTGTCGCCGATGCCCAGGGTCACGGCCTTCACCGCTGCCGGGCCGATCATTTCAATCGTGGCCTGCGCCGGGAGCTCAGCGTTCGGCCGAGACGACCAGGTATCGGTGCGATTGTCGAAGACGGCATCCGGACTGGCGAGGTTCGTCGTGCGGGCCCCCGGATTACGACAGCCAAATCGCCGTAGCAGTCGCCAAGGTGGCGACGTGTTCAAAGTGAAGCGATCGCCACGCACGAATGGTGTCGTTCCCGCGTTGATGCGAAATTGGATGCGATCGGTTTCGAACGGTTGGCCTACATGCGCAACCCCCAGAACGCCAGACGCAGATCCAGTCACCTGGAAACGATCAGAGTCCAGCGCGGTGAGCGTTCCTGCCTCCGCTACGCTGGAAGAGCCACCGCGATACCCACCAACGCTTCCATCTGATGCTGTCAGCGATCCATCGCCAACCCCGAAGCGCTGAACGCCCCAAGCATGACCTTCGCTGCAAAGAGCAGATTCCAGTCGATCAAGTAGGTCGTAATAGCTACTTGCCACACCTGTTCGTATTGTCATTTTTGATTCGTGAGGTCGCCGTTTGCTTGCATTCCGCCTGGCGGTAAATTAACCCTGGATCTCCTAAAATGGAGATTCTGATATGTCAGTCTTCGAAACCATGGACAATCTCAACTCAATCGATGCTTGGAGCCTGATAAAGGGAGGCTCTTCTGAATACTCAGTTGAGCCGAATGAGCATGGGTACACGTTCAGTTCTTTGTCTGGCGACAAGGGACATTCGGACTTCCAGCGGCTAGTTCGTCTGCTGAAGAAACTCGTCAACAATGGCGTGCTATCTGATCGAACCAAATTCCATTCTGATCATGACCACGGCGATGGCGGGTACAACCTAGTTTTCGCGATAGAGAACGAACCATCGTCGGCTCTCTGATCAGCGGTCGTCCATTGGTTTGCATGTTAGCCAAGATGATCTGACGAGATGAACGTTCCGTCCGACGCGGCCGTTGGCTGGCTGTCAGATCGTTGTCTTGGAAGGAGGGAAAGGCGACTCACGTGGGACTCGACACGTGAGTCGCCTGCGGCCGGTAGAAGCAGCTCTTAGGGGAAGCTCGGCGCGCCCGTTCACGGTACGCCAGTAGTGCGGCGTCGTGAGGCCGCTACGCAAGATCCTGACGAACGGTTGGGGCATTGGCCCGAATGGTGGAAAGGATAACTTGCCGACCCGCCTGGGTACCCATCACGTTGACGATCTCGCGCGGGTCCAGGTAGAGGACGTTCGTAATTTGCGAAGCACGCTGCTCAGCAGAATTCGAACCGGGTCGTTCGGCCATGGAGCGAGGTCGCGGCACTGGCGGCACGGGGGAGGGTGCCACGAATCCGCCGGTGGCGTATCCGCGCAGGCCATCCAGCGCGGCCATGCCAACGCGATTGAACCGCTCCAGAAACGACCGCGCGCCGGGCTGGCGAACCACCTCGCGGCGATGCACGAACTCGCCGCGATGCACGATGCCGGCCGGGGCGTACTTTGGGCCGATGCCGGTGAAGCCGCCTGCGGCGAAAAGTCCGCTCGCCTTCTTGGTCGCGTTGGCGGCCAGCAAGGTCATCGCCGCCGTCTGCATTGCCGCGGCGGACTTCAGGACCACGCCGCCGGCCACTCCCAACGCCAACGAGGCGCCAGTGATCGGGGTGGCGTACGCGGCGCCCGCCGCGGCCGCTTGAACCGGGTCCGGCTGGGCGACGTCCGGGGCTTTTCCGCCGCCCACCAGCTTGCCCACCACCGACATCAGCTTGGCTGTGGCCAGCGCCGCCAGTTGCTGCGAGGCCAGTTGCGCCAGCGACCGGGCCATATCCTGCACCAACCCGGTGAGGGCTTGTCGCAGAGTCAATGTGCCCGTCGCCAGCCCTTCCAATGCGGTGCTGAGGCCCGACTCGAACCCGTTGCTCAAGGTGACCAGCAACTCGTTCGATTGGACCTTCAGGGCGGCGACCTGCGCCGTCAAATCCTTGACCCGCTCGATGGCCTCCGGCGAACCGGTCTTGGCCGCCAACGCATCCATCTTCGGCAGGAGCTGATCGACCTCAGCCGCGGTGCGGCCGTGCAACTCCAGCAACTCGCGGCGCACGCCGATCTCGGTCAACGCACCGGCCTGCTGCCGGGTCTGGATCGACTGTTCCTGGCGCGATTGATCGCCGAACACGCGATCAACCTGTGCCTGCAAGTCATCCAGTTGGGCGCGCGCGACCTCGGTGTCGATGCTCAGGTTGAGCTTGAGCCAATCCGCCGTGCGCCCACGCTTGAGCAGTTCGGCCAAGGATTCCCGGTGTTCCAGCAGCAACTCGCGCTGGCGGGCAACGGCCGTGTCGCCTCGGTTGCGCAGCAGGCCGGCTTCCGCTTCGGCCACCGTCCGATCCAGTTCTTCGTCGGTCTTCTTTTCCTTCTTGTCCTCGCGGTCCTGCGCCCTCTTCTGTTGCTTGGCGAGGCGCTGGGCGGCCCTCTGCGCCTGGTCGGCCTCTCGCCGTGCCTTGATCTGCGCGCGGTCCTCCGCAGACGACGCCTTGGCGGCCTCGCGCTCACGGACCTGCTCATCGATGAGCTTGCGTGTCGCTTCCGTCAGCTGTGCGACATCTTTGACCCCGGCGGCTTTGACTGCCCGGTACTCCAGCGCCGCGCGTAGCCCCTTCTCGCGCTCGATCCGCTCGATCTTGAGCTTCTCGTTCTGGTCCATCAGATTTCTGGCGAAATCGGCCGCATCCTTGCTGGCTTGCTGTCGGGTTCGTCCGCCGGTCGCCTGCGCCGCGCGGAGGTCGGTTAGCGACTTGCGGACCGTCTCGAATTCGGCGTTGGTCCGCTTGAGCTGGGTTTGGACGCGGGCGATTTCGCCGTCCAGTTCCTCGCCAAACAGCAGCCGCCCGGCGCTCTGCCCCTCATTGAAGTGACCACCGCCCCAGCCTCGGCGGATACCCTCCAGGTCCTCCAACTCCTTTCGTAGTTGGTCGCGCTGGGCGATCAAGCGCTTGCCGACATCGACGCCTGCGTCGATGTCCTGCTGCTGGCGAAACCGCTGTGCGGCCTGGATCGTGCCCTCGAACTCGAGCTTGGCCGCCCTAGCGCTCGCGCTGGCGCTGGCGAAGGCGCTCGCCAGCAGGGTCACGCCGGTGATGGCTAGGCCCAGTGGACCGCCCATCAGCGTCAGCACGGTGGACAGCCCGCGAACGGCGAGGGCCTTCGCGCCCACCGCCGCGGTCGCCGCGTGAGTGGCCGCCGTAGTCCGAGCCTGCGCCGCGGCGAGCGCGGCTTCGGCCGTCGTCGCCCCCGCGGTGCCGGCGCCGGCCAGCGCGAGCGCTCGGGCGCGCGCCAGTTCGGCCTGCGCCGCCGATTCCGCCGCACGGGCCTGGGCCAGTTCTTCCAGCGCCAACTGCCGGGTTTGGCGCAGGCTCTGAAGCTTCGCGGCGCCGGCCGTGGCCAGGTTCGCGATGAATCGCCCGAGCGCCGCAACGATGACCACACCGACCACGTTCGCCAAGCCGTCGAAGTTCTGCGACAGTCCTTGGATCGACTGCGCGATCGCCGCCGACGTCCCACTGGCTCGATCCTGCTGACCGACAAATCGGGTGAAGGCGCTATCGAGCTGGGTGAGGCTACGCTCGATGGTCAGCGGAAGCTGGCCGAACTCGGTGGCGATCTTGCGAGCCTGCTCGCCCGAGAACGCCTTGCGTAGCTGGTCGCTGGTGAGCTTTCCGGCCTCGGCCAGGGCCTTCAGTTCACCGACTGTCACGCCCATGCTCTTGGCCAGTGCCTGCATCAGGCGTGGACCCGCGTCATTGATCGAGTTGAACTCGTCGCCGCTGAGCCGGCCGGCAGCGAAGGCCTGACTCAACTGGACGATGACCGATGCCGTTTCCGCAGCCGTAGCGCCGGAGACGGCCAGAGCTTTGTTGATCGTTTCGGTCAGTCCCAGGACTTCCCTCTGCGAGCCGCCCTGATCCTGCAATGCGCTGGTCAAGCGCCCGAACAGCGTGGCGGTCGAATCCAGTTGGGTCGACGTACGCTGCGCGATCGCAAAGACCGTCGCTTCGGCTTGATTAAAGCCGGCCTGCGAGGTCGTCGCCAGCTTGATCTTGGCCGCCAGATTCGCATAGCTGTCGGCCGCTCGGACCAGACGGCTGACCGCGTCGCCCACGCCCTGGAGGCCGACAAATGCGATGAGCTGGGTCTTGGCCTGCGCCAGTTGCTTGCTGATCGACGCGACGCTGGCGCGGACCTGATTGAACGGTCTGCGGCTACGGCTTCCGGCTTGCTCGGCCTCGGTGGCGAAGCTGCGTACCTGCCGGCTGGACTGCTGGAGCGCAGCATTCAGCGCCGCAGCGTTGCCCTTGAGCAGCAGCGTGATCGTCGTGTCGCGATTGGCCATGGCTCAGGGATGCGGCGGGTTCGCCGGTGGGTTCGGCTGCCAGCCGCACAGGCGGCGGCCGGCTTCGTTATGCGCCAGGATCTGTCGAGCGGTCAGATCCGTCAGTTGATCCTGACGGGACACCCGAATCGGCCGCGTCCAGGCGCAGCCGGTCGTCGCCTCCGTCACGCGACCAGTCGTCGTACAGGCGGTCAGCAGCGGAATCAGGCACAGCCACCGCCAACGGCGACGGGCTGCCGGATGGCAGTTGAAGAACATCGGTCTCTACCTCGGTGCGTACTTCGCTGTCGCGACGCTCGCGTTCTGCGGTCATCGCACGGCGTTCGGCGTCGACCACCCGCCGCTCGGTGTGTTCGCGCGCCCGACGCGCGCCCTGGATGCGCCCCCAGCCGAACGCTGCCAGGACGGCGACGAAGGCGGCCAGCACCGCGGCACCCCACGCTTGGAGTCGGGCGATCACGCGAGCTGGCCTCCGGCCTTCTGATAGACCGCCAGCAACGTCTCCAGCGGCAGCTCGCGCTGGCCGTAGCCGGCGTCCGGCAACGACGCCCAGGTCTTGCGCGACTTGCGGATGGCCGAGCTGATCCAGCCCTTCTTGATGTCGGCCAGCGCCCCGGTCTCGCGCAGCAGTTCAATCGCGGCGCGGTCCTGCGACGCCGGGCCGAAGTCTGGCAGCTTGAGCCGGAGACGCAGGCTGTTCCAGGTCTTCCACAGGAACTGATAGCGCCCCGCGGCGGTCGAGTTGATCCGATACTTCGGCAGCCACACCATCTTCCGCGGGTGGTCGCTATAGGACGTGGAGCGCTCGCCGCCGACCATGACGTCATAGCCGTGGTGATCGCTGAATCGCTCCACGCCTTCGGCATGGGCGATCATGTCCAGAAAGGCGACGACGTTCTGGCCGCCAGCCTGCTCAGCGGAGAGTCGTGCCATCGGCCCCTCGCTGCTGGAACAGGCGACCGATCAGACCGAGCAGGAGGATGCCCGCCGTTACCGTGGCCGCGAGCCGGTCGGGCACGTGCGTGCGCAGATCCTCGGGGAGGTTCAGCCAGACACCTTGCAGGGCGATGGCGAAGGTCATCGCCTGCACGCTGACGAAGCGCCAAGCCTGGCGCCAGTTGTCGATTAGTTTCATGGGGGCTTCCGAAGGGAGGTAACGAAGGCGGTGACGTCCTTGCCGCCGGCAAAGCCGGCGTTGACGTCTTCGATGCGATCGGCGCGCAGCGCGCGCTCGCGCTGGACTGCGACGCGGTAGAACAAGGCAAGCTGGCGGGCGGTGGCGCGCTCGATCCACGGCCAGTCGTGGCCGTGGGCGATCAGGGTGGCGAGGACGCTGGGCCAGTCGCTGTCGGAACCGCACGACGCAGCTCCAGTGCCGCCAGCACGCGCTGCAGAAAAAAATCGGCGTTGACCGCCCAGAACGTCAGCAACAGCAGGTCGCCGTGGGCGCCGGAGAGGGCTTGGACCCAGTCGGCCGGCTGGTCGCAGGCCTGAGCGAGCAGTGCGATGGTGGCTGCGGGGTGTTGGGCGCAGACCCGGTGCAGGCGACCCAGATCGATGTTGCCGTCATCGGTCTGCTCGACCAGGTCGGCGACCAGGGCCGCGATGGCGTCGTGCAGCTTCAGGCTTTCGAAGAAGCCGATCTCGCGCACGGTGACGGTGCGATCGCCGAGCGGCAGCGTCCGATTCGGTTGCAACACGACCAGTTCATCGGCAGCGGGCTGGGGGCGTCGAACTTTGCGCGCCATTACACCCTCGCCAGTTCGATGCGGCCGAAGCCGCCCAGGTCCGGGTCCAGCGCGCGCGACTCATCGAATAGGGCCGCACCCGACAGTTGCAGGCTGCCCCACTCCTCCGAGATCAGCGCCAGCTGCTCGATGGGATTGAAAGTCAGGCGGTACAGCGTCACCTTGGCGCGCTGACCGGTGACGGTGTTGATCCCGTCCAGAATCAGCATCCGCTCCGGCGGCGGGGTGTTGAACAGGGCGATGTTGACCGTCTCGCCGTGCTTGTAGCTGGCCTTGAACGGCTGGGTCAGGCCGTCGACCTTGCGCAAGCCGATCACACCGCCGGACGCCGACTCCGTCCACCAATTCGCCGCCGGCACCGTGACCGGCGGATTGGCGCTGTCAGTAATCGCGACGTCGCTGACCCAGCCGCGATCGAGCGCGATCAAGTCGTTGGCCTTCAGGCCTGGCGGCAGCAGTTCGTTGTTGACCGATCCCGCCGGCAGGGTCGCTGGAATCGAGTACAGGCCCTCGGCCAGGTTTTCCGGGGTCGCCTCGTCCAGGGTCAGATTGACGTTGGCGGTCTTCGACTGGACCAAGCGGCCGTATAGCAGGCGATTGCCACTGAACGATTCGAACTTGTCCGAGTTTTGGACTTCCAGCGCGAGTTCGAGCTGGGGCGCGTTGCCGACCCAGCGCAGCGGACCGGGCTTGCCGGTGGACTGGCGCTGGGCGAGGTAGACCTTGCCCTGGAACGAAAAGAGGTTCGGCGCGGCCATCGGGTCGCGTGCTCCTATATATGGGTGTGGGGCCGCCGATGGGCGGCCGAGACTCAGCGGCGCAACGAGCGCAGCAGTTGCCGATCCAGATCGGCGGTGATCACGTCCAGGCCGGCCTGCGCCATGCGCGCCGGGCGGTCGCCTTTGCGCAGCATCTGGGCCAGCGACGGGCCGAACAGCGGCTCGATGGGGTAGCGCGGCACGCGGCGGTGGCCGCCGCTGCCGATCAGGGGCTCGCGCTCCCAAGCCTTGTCGATGCCCTGGCCGCGCCGCGCACGGACGAAGCCGTGGGGTTCGTGGCCTGGCCGGTTGCGGAAGATTCGGTACCGAAGACCGGACGGTGTCCCGCGCCCGGCGAAGTTCAGCAGGCCGATGCCGCGCACCCGGCCCACCAGCGCAATGCCGTCCCGGGTGATGCGCACGCTCAACCCATCGCGTATCCGGGTCGCCGACAGCGCGTATTCGGTCTGGATGTCGCGGCGCGCCAGGACCGGCCAGCGGCGTCGGAGCGTGCCGAGCGCGCGGCGCTGCGCGACCAGCACCTTGCCCGGCAGATCGCTGAGGCGCTGGGCGGTCTCCAGGGCGCCATCGGCGTTGATCGAAACCTGCATCAGCGCCGGTATCGCACGGTCAGCGTGACCTGCACCGCCACCACCGCCAGCCCCTCGGGCCGGTCGAGAAACACGATGTCCTCGACCTGCAACGGCAGGGCCTGGGGCAGCGGAATCCAGGCGTCGAGCGCGTCCTCGACATCGGCGGCGATGGCGTGGGCGCGGGCATGGGCGTCATGGAGATGCGCCGGCAGAGTCGCTTCGACCATGGCCTGAAGCAGCCGATGCTGGCCATGCGGCTTCTGGGTGTCGCGCTGCACGCCCAGTGCGGCCAGCGTCAGCCCCGGCACGTCGGGTCCGGCGTGCTGGACCGGCTCCAGCGCCACAGCACTGCCGATGTCGGTCCGATAGCCGCCATCGGTGCGGATATCGGCCAGGCGCGCAGCGATCCGCTCCAGCAGCGCCCAGGTCGGCGTCATATCAGCCATGCAGGACGGCCTCATTGACCAGACCGTCGTCGCGTACGATCGCTTCAACCGGATACGCACGGCCGGCGATCGTGACCACGTCGCCGCGACGGAACGCCCAGTCGGTGTTTCGCGCGACGACATGCCGAGCCCGACCGACGACCTGCTGGAACTCCCCCAGGCGCTCGACGCCATCGCGCACAATCAGCCGGATCGACGCCGAGGGGTTAGGTGGGCGTTGAACCTGCGTGACGGCGCCGAGCGCTTCGAAGACTACGGCGTCCATTGTCACGAACGCGTTCATAGGGTGACCTTGACCAACAGGCCGGGGCGCTGGCAGACCGGCAGCGGGTTAGACTGCGTATGCAGATCGGTACCACGGTCGAACTTGCGCGGCTCCTGCTTGGCGTACAGCAGCTGGCCCGGCGTGTTCACGGTCTCGTTAAAGTCAGCCGGGGCGACGTAGGTTGCGAACGTGTCCAGCGTGCCAACCGGGAACGCATGACCTTCGCTCTTGGCGATGAACCGGACCGGTTCCTGCCCCTCGATGCCGGTGCTGACCGTGGCTCGGTACTCCTCGAACACCACCCCCGCCATCGCGAATCCCGCGCGTTGATCGCTGCGGAAAAACTCGCCGTTCTGCCAATCCTTCCACGCTTCCTTGATGTTCTCGTGGTTTGTCAGCTTAGTCATGAAGTCTTCGCCAACCAGCACGCGCACACCGGTCATGCGCTCGCCCAGCAAGTTGTCCTCCATCCAGTGCTTGAGCTCGATGCACTTGTCGCGGATGCTGGTATCGGGATTGGCCAGTTCGAACGAGAACACCTTCGGCGTGATGTCGAAGACCTTGTAGAAGTCGATCAGCTCGGTGCCGTCGGCATCCAGGACGATGCCCTTAAGCGCGCCCATGCGCAGATGCTCCAGGGTGATCGCGTGCTTGTTGCGCATCGTCTGGAGCTTGTCGGCCATGACGCCGGCCAGCGTCGCCAGTTCGGTCTCCGACCCAAACGCGCGCACGCCGATCACTTCCTCGGGCAGGACGACATCGTCGTGCGGGATGTGCGGGATGGTCAGCGCACGCAGGTTGCGACTGCCGCGCGTGCCGACCGTGCCCGGCGCGCCGACCGGCTTGGTCGGCAGCAGGTTCAGCACGCCGTTGCGCATCTCGATCGAGACTTGGCGCGTGCGCACCGGCTTGATCGGGAACAGATTTAGCTCGTCCAGCCGGCCGTAGGTGTTCGGCAGCAGGTTGATTGCGGCGGTCAGCGAGCTGACCGAGAAGGCGGGGTTGTTGAAGGGGTTGTTCATCGACATGGATCAGACTCCCTGACGGACGAGCACGCCGAGGGCACGCAGCTGCTGGACCGCCGCGGCGCGGTGTTCGGGGGTAGCGGTGCGGGGCCAGACGAGGTAGCGATCCGAGACCGTGGCGTGGCGCACGACGACGATGCCGTCCGGGCTGGGGTCGACACTGGTGGTGATCGGCACGATCACCACCCCGGCCGCCTGCTCGCGGCCATCGGTAGCGACAGGATCGAAAGCGGCGTACTGGCCCGTCGCGGTGATGCGACCGACCATCTGGCCCAGGACGAGCACCTGGTTGGGCGCGACGGCGACCTGATCGCGCGAGTAGAGGTGATCGGCTTCGAGCTTGAGCAGATCGCCCAGGTTCGGCCCCTCAAAGACCGGGGGATACGTGGTCAGTCGGCTCACAGCGCCCTCCGGATCGCGTCGGCGCGCGCCTTTGCGGCGGCGATCAAGGGATTGCTGGCCGCATGGGCCTGCGGCGCCGGGTCGGTCGGCGTCAGGTGGCTGGCGATCTCCGGCGACTGCGCGCGCAATCCGAGCAGGCGCTGGCGCGCGGTGGCGGCGGTAATGCCTTCGGCGAGGTAGCTCGCGGTCAGGGCCGGCTGGCCGGCCAGCTCGCACAGTTCGGCGATGGCGACGGCCTCGGCGTGCGCTTGCGCGCGCGCCGCATCGACGGCAGGCGCCGTCGATTCAGGGGTGGACATGGTGGGGTTCTCCGGGAATAGCGGACGGCTTGCGTCCAGTTCGGTATGCAGTTGCCGCACGGCATCGCCGAGCGTTCCGATCCGGTCGGCCAGGCCGGCATCGAGCGCGTCCTGGCCGAAGTACAACGCGGCTTCGGTTTGACGCACGGCATCGGCGGTCAGCCCGCGTTGGTCGGCGACGGTCAGGACGAACAGCTCGTAGAGTCGATTGACCTCGGTCTGGATCGAGCCGCGCGCTTCGTCGCTAAGCGGCGCATGCGGGCTGCCGTCGTTCTTGCGCGCGCCCGCGTGGATCGGGGTGTAGGTCAGACCGGCTTGGGTATCGCGCTGCGATTGATCGACGTGGAGGGCGATGACGCCAATCGAGCCGACCCCGGCGGTGCGGGTCAGGAACACGCGCGACGCCGCGCTCGCCAGGGCATAGGCCGCCGAGAACGCGGCGTCGTTGGCCACCGCCCAGATCGGCTTACGAGCACGCGCCGCCACGATCTGATCGGCCAGATCGAACACCCCCGCGGCTTCGCCGCCGGGGCTGTCGATGTCGAGCACGATGCCGCGTACGGCCTCGTCGGCCAGCGCCGTATCGAGCCGGCGCGCGATCGTTTGGTAACTCGTCAGCCCCGACAGCGCGTCCAGTCCGGCGGTTCGCTGCACCAACGTGCCGTGGATCGGCAGCACGTAGATGCCGCGTTCGTCGGCCAGACGCGGTGGTTGCGATGTGGGCGGGCCCAACAGCGGCGGCGGCACCGTCTGCAGTTCGAATTTCGGCGCCAACACGCTCAGGATCACGTCCAGCTTGGCGCGCTGGATCAGCAGCGGCGTGTTGAACACGCGCGCCGCTACATGGGGCAGTCCGGTCATTCGGTGGGTTCGGTCGAGGACGTCGCCCGTGAAGGCGGCGGGGGATGCCGGGCACCGCTGCGGGCGACCTGGCGCGGGTCGGTGTCGAACACCAGGCCGAGTTCATCGGCGCGGATGGCGTCGGCCGCGATTTCGAGATCGATGGTCTCCGCGTCGTAGCCGGAGCTGGCGATGGCTTCCGACCGCGACAACAGACCGGCGCGGATCGCCAGGATCATCGCGTTGAATTCCTTTTCCGGATCGACCCAGTTCCAGCCCTGCGGTACCCACTTGCAGGCACGGTACGCACGCTTGCGGCGGCGGTAGCCGGGCAGTTCGATCGCGCCGGACAACACCGCAGCATCCACGAAGGCGTTCCAGATCGGCCGGCACAGCTGGTAGACCAGCACCGAGTGCTGGACCATCTCGCAGCGGCGCCGAAACTCCAGCAGGCCGGCGCGGATCGACGAGTAGTTGACCCCGGTCAGATCGCCGGTCAGCTGCTCGTAGGTGATGCCCATCGCCGCGGCGACGGCGCGGAACTGCGAGCGCAGGAACGCTTCGTAGCTGGCGCCGACGTCGGCCGGCTGAGCGAAGGTGACGCTCTCGCCCGCCTCCAGAATCTGCAGGCTGCCCGGTTCCAGGCCCAGCGGCGCGTTGCCGTGTTCGTCGGGCGGGGCATCGCCCGGCAGCGGATCGTCGGGACCGTCGCGGGTGATGAACCCGGCGAACATCGCCGCCGTCTTCTTGCGTACCAGCTCGGCGTCGTCGTACTGGTCCAGCTCGTTCAGCTTGACCAGCGCGCGCGCCAGCCACGGCTCGCCACGGATCTGGCCCGGTCGTAGCGGCCGGAAGAGATGGAACACTTCGCTGGCGGGCACGCGGTAGGTGTCCAGCCCGCCCTGCCGACTCATCGGCGCCATCGCCCCGTCTTGAGGGTGCGAGAGGTAGAGGTGGTAGGCGACCCGGCGCCCGAGTCGGTCGAACTCGATCCCGGCGCGGATCACGTTGGCGTTGGGCTGCTCGCGGTTGAGGTGCAGCGGCAGGTGCTCCGGTTCCAGGAGCTGGATCTGCAAGGGAACCGCCAGACCATCGTCCGGGCGACGCGGGCGCAGCCGGACCAGACACTCGCCACCCTCCAGAAGCGCCCGGCAGGCCAGGGCTTGCAGTCCATAGAGGTCGGTCAGCCCCGCGGCGTCGGCTTCGTCCACGAAGTCCCGCCACAGGGCGTGCAGCGCCTCGCGCTGGGCGGTGTCGGCGATCAGCGACTGCGGCTTGATGCCGGTGCCGACCGCGTTGGCGACGAACGCCTCCACCGCGGCATTGGCCCAGGCGTTGCGCCGCACCAGGTCGCGCGAGCGCACCCGCAGCGCATCGCCGGTGGCGACCAGCGCGGCGACGGCGCCGGGATTGCCGGGTTGCCAGGCAGTCGAGCGCCGGCCGTGGCCCGCTACCTCATGGACCGGCGCGCCGCCGAACATCGCGGCGCGCAGCTTGCCCCACCAGGCCATGGTTAGAAGCCCTTGGCGGTGGTGGTCAGCAGGCGGCGGACGCGACGGGGGCGGCCCTCGGTGCCGGCGAGCGCGGCCTCGATTTCGCGGATCGCGGCCAGCAGCTCGTCCACGGAGCGGTACTCGACCAGGCGGTCGCCGAAACTGACGCGGCGCTCGCCGCGCGCGAGCGCGTTGCGCAGCGCCTGCAACTGTTCGTGGGTGTACGGAAGATCGCTCATTGCATGAAACGGCTCGAAATCACCCGACGCCGGGGGCGCGGGCCAGAAACAGAAAGGCCGCCCGAAGGGGCGGCCGTGGGAAGGGGTAGCGCAGTTGGAACGGGCGGTGCGGTCGGTGGGGCCAGACCCAACGTCCGCTCCATCTCCCGCCAGTGGCGTTCTTCGAAGCGGTCGACGCCGGCCTGCATCGCCGCGGCGCGCGCCATGACGTAGCAGTCGAGGGCTTCGTTGCGGTCGCGGCGCTTCTCCCAGACCCGCTGCGGATAGCCATGCCGGTCGCGTCGGGTGATCAGGTGCTCGGCGGTCAGCTGCTGGAGAAACTCGCCGTCGACCTTCGGCAGATGAACATAGCCCGCAGGAAACACCGGTTGCCCCTCCGGGCCGATGTCGATCGATAGCCGAAGGGCGTTGTACAGCTCGAGCTTGGCGATTCCGCCGGCGACGGCGAACAGCTTCAGGCCGCGGCGCAGTCGCTTGCCCGGCACGCTGACATCGACCGCGGTCGGGATGCCGATCAACGCGGCGCCGCTGCCGACGCCCTTCATCGGCAGCAGGCGCGGGTCGGCGACGTCCCGGGCGAAGGCGTACGCCTCCTGCGTCGCGTAGCCGGTGTCCAAGCCGAGCCGGGTCAGCGGCAGCAGCGCGCCGGAGGCGTGGGTCCATTGCTCGCGTACCAGTCCCGCCAGTTCGGCCCAGACCGCGGCGCGCGCCGTGTCGCCCATCAGCACCCGGTGTTCGACCAGCCAGGTCTCACGCTCCCGGCCGAAGGCCCAGACCGAGACCTCGATCCGGTCCTTCTGCACGTCGGCGCCGCCGGCCAGCAGCAAGCCCCCAATGGGCACGGTGCCGATCCGGTAGTCCTCGCGGCGCTCCAGCAGGCGCTCCCAATCCGGGGCTTCGCCTTCCTCTTCCCAGGTCTCGCCGAGCTCGGTGTTCTTGAACGCCTTGAGCGCGGTCGCTGAGTCCTGCGCCGCCTGCCAGGCGGCGGCGATGTCGGCCCAGCTGCGCCAGCCGACCGGCGAGTACAGCGACGACAGGTGATAGCCCGCGGTCTTGCCGCGGTTCTGCGGCGCCATGGCGATCCAGCGACCCGCCGCCAGCATCGCCGTCTTGTGATGCTCGCCGATCGGCCGCTCGCAGGCCTCGCAGATGTAGCGGGCCGAGCGCGGATCGTCCCACGTCCAGCGCAGCTGTTCGAACCGCAGCCATTGTTCGTGGGCGCAATGCGGGCACGGCACGAAATACCGGCGCTGGTCGGACGCCAGGTACTCGCGCTCGATGGTCGAGGCGCCGGCAATCGTCGGCGTCGACACCAGCAGGATCTTGCGGCGGGTGAAGGTGCGGGTGCGGGCTTCGGCCAGCGCCACCGCGTCGCCTTCGCCCTCCACGTCGCGCGGGTAGCCGTCCACCTCGTCCAGAAACAGGTAGCGGACCGGCATCGAGCGCAGGCCGACCGCGCTGTTGGCGCCGGTCAGGACCAGAACCCCGCCGCGGAACTCCTTGGCGAGGATGGTGTTGCCCGAATCGCGTGCGCGCGAGGGCGCGATGCGCTCGCGCAGCGACGGCGATTCCTCAATCAGCGGATCGACCCGCTGCTTGGAGTTGCGCTTGGCCATCTCGACCGTGGGCGCCACGGCCATCATCGGCCCCGGCGCGCACGCGATCACATAGCCGATCCAGTTGTTCCCGCACTCGGTGCCGCCGACCTGCGCGCCCTTCATGAATACGACGCGCTCGATCGCCGAGGCCGGCGACAGGTCGTTCATGATGTCGCGCAGGTACGGCGTGCGCGCGGTGCGCCATCGCCCGGGCTCCGACGACGAGGTGCTCGACAGCACCCGGTCCCGGTCCGCCCAGTCCGACACGTCCAAGAACGGATCGGGCGTTAGCCCGTCGCGCCAGGCGCGGGCGACCTCATCGAAGCCGTCGTACAACGATCACTCCAGGCGGGCGACGAAGTCGCCGAGTTCGGCCAAGTGCTGGCGCACCTCGCGCTCCAGCGACACGTGCATCGCATGAGGATCGATGCCGAGCTCGGCGGCCAGCATCGAACTGATGCGTGCCGGCCAGTTCAACCAGGCGTCGCGCTCGGCGCGCGCCAGGGCGAAGACTTGGCCAATGGCCTGCTGGCGATCGATCAGTTCGCCGCGCAGCTGCGCGATACGTAGCTTGTGGTGCTGAGCCTTGAGAACTTCGTTGGCGGTCCGCGCCTGTGCGTAGCTGTTGCTGGCGGGGGCACCGGCCGGCGCGGCTAGGGAGTCCTCGCCAAAGGCCGCCGCCGCGCGCGCCCGCGCGGGGCGGGGCGCGGCCCGTGCTTCAGCCAGCTCGGCCTTGGCCGTGTTGGCGTCCCACTCGGCGTCGGCGCGGGCCGCATCGATGGTGCCGTCCGGCAACGCCGAGATGCGCCCGGTGGCGATGGCTTTGCGGACGGCGGTGTCGGAGACGCCGCGATGGCGCCCGTAGGCGCGGATGCTGATTCCCACAGGCGGTCAATCGCAGGTTCGGGCCTCCGCGACCGCCGGCCATCGGCGCAGATCAGGGTGAAGGGAAGAGGGAACACCCCAGCCCCCACCAAGGGGCTGGGGTGCGCGCTCTCAGGGGATCAGTTGCGTGGCGCGCACATCGCGGCCGTGATGGCTTGCTCCAGATATCGAATGGCCGAGCGGAGGCTGGGCTGGTACTTGGCGTCCGCCACGTCCCACACCTGCATCAACCGGGCCTGTTGTACCGCTCGATTGAGTTGATGCACCGGCAATCCTACGAATTCCGGCTCCAGCCCTTCGATGTAGCGCGCGATCTCATCGTGCAACCAGCGCAACGTCATCTCGTCCGCGCAGAGCTCGCTGGGAACCCAGCGCTTCGCGGACCAACTGCCGGTCTGATCTATGGTGCGCTCCACTGGCGCCAGCTCCCTACGGCACTCGGCCACCAGCTGCCCAATGTCCTTCGGGTCGAGGCGGCGCGTTAGAACCGCATCCGTACGCTCGGCGAAGATGCTGGCCAAGCCATAGCAGGCGAACAACGTCAACTTTGATCCGGGTTGTGAAAAGGTGTGTCCGGACCGCAGTATCCGTTCCAAATAGTCGCTGAGGCTTCGAAGCTCAGCGTCCGAGATGAATACGTCCTGGTTCATGGTTCGTTTCTCTCACACCGCGTCGTTGCGGCAGCGGCATGAACGCTTCATTTGCGGCGGAAGCCAAGCAGAACTTGCGGCACACGATGACGACGGACAGGTGCCCGACAGCTTCGCCGGGCGCCCATTACCTACTCGGGAAACTGGCCCAACGCCTCTTCCAATCCGCCGGCCGCTAAGCTGATCGCATGCTGGAAGTCGGCGTCGCGGGATCGCAGCACGTGCAGCCGCTCGACCGAGACGAGTGCCTTCTCGACCCACTGGCGCGGCGTCAGCGGCGACCGGCACTCCAGGTAGTCCTCGATCTGCTGCGCCGTGGCCGCAAGGAGGGCGGCGACCGCTTCGTTTCGGCGCTTGGGGCGTTGCTTGAGGCGATTGGCGCCGCTGAGGACGCGCAAACTCCACCGCCCCATTTCCTCGTTCACCACGGCCACCCGCGCGTGCAGTTCGATGCCGTCGATACGCCGTGCCCGGTCGATCCGCGTCCAGGGCTCCAAGAACCGGGTCAAGGCGGCACATCCGTCCACCGAGCACGTGCCGTACTCCCAGACCGGCTCCAAATCCGTCGGCGCGGTCAGCAGCCATCGAATCTGGCTCCCCAACGCACGCAGAGTGAAGAGATCTCGTTCGAAATCCATTGTTGCTGTTCCTCGATCGCCGCCCAGCGCGGCGATCGCATGAACGCTTCAATCCCCTGCGATTCAAAGCGTGAAAGCGAGGTAGTAGGTTCCGGCAGACAGGCGACGGACAGCTTGCGGCGCGCGGCAGAAGAGGGAAAACCCCAGCGCCCGATCGGGCGCTGGGGTTGACGCTCTCCGCAATCAGCCAGCGGCGTCGTTCAGCTCCTTAAGTACCGGTGCAAGGTCCATGTCCGGCTCAAATTCCAATTCGCCACGCTCAGCCAGTCGCTGGACGATGTTGACGCAACTGGCGACCAGTTGCTTCGCCGCGCTCAGCTCGTCCCCGCTAAGCTTCTCGGGGTCACCGTCGGTCATTTCTTCCAACGCGTGTTCGCAATCTCTCAAAGCAATGGCCGTGTTCTGGAATCGGCAGTAAGACATGTTCGACATGGTTTCGCTCTCAAGTTGGCCGCGATGGTGCGGCGTGGGCATGAGCGCTTCCTTCGAGCGGAATCGCAAGTGAATATCGCGGTCCATGGTCGGGCAGACAGCACAGGGACAGCGTCGGCCTAGAACCGAAGAGGGAACGCCCCAGCGCCCGGCAGGCGCTGGGGACTTCGCTCTTCGTCTGGCTCAGGCGTCGGCCAGGCCGTTGAGGTATTCGACCGTCATGTTCACATCGATGTTGAGTTCGAACTCCCTATCGTTGGCTTCGAACAACGCCTGGATAAGGCGCAGGGACTCGGTGGCTAACGCTTTGGCCGCCTCCAGCTCCTCGGGGCTAAGGCGCGGGGCCATCTGCACCGCCATGTCCGCGAGGCGGTTGGCGCATGCTTCTTGCAGCGCATGAGCGGTGCGAAACAGGTGGGTCTGTGCAATTTCAATCTTCATGGTGAGGTTCCTGGCACTCGCCGCTCCGTTGCGGCGTCGACATGAACGCTTCATTCGGCGGCAAAGCCAAGCGAATCCGTAGCGGCGCAGACAGGAAGCCGACAGCTTCTGAGTGAACCTGTCAGACACCTGTACACGCTGGAGAACGCGCGTTCTTTGTCGCGAAGACCGCTTGGCTTCTCCGCAGGGTGAAGCGTTCATGTCGCCACACCAACGACGGCCACGGAGGCCAGCGATGAAAGTGCAAACCGAACAGCTCAAGAATTTCCTGCGCGGCATGAAGCGGGCTGACCGCGCGAAGCTGGCGCAGCTGACCGCCTACGCGGACTGGTACGGCGCCGCCGCCCGCGAACTCGAGCGCCGAGCCGAGCAGCTTTTGGAAACCTTGCCCGGGGACATCTTGTTGGGGCTGGTCTCCGGCGAGATCCAGATGCGCGAGGCCATCGCCGATGTTCTTGCCGAGCAGCCCTGAACTCAGGTTCCTCAAGGCGGTGCACAGCTCGGTGCTAGTCGTCGCCGCCAGCGGAGCCCTCGACCTCAATCAACTGGCTCGCGACGAACTGATTCGTCGCGGGCTGGACCCCAGCGGCGAATGGGTTGGTCCCCGCCGCGCATACGAATTGCATCACCCTATCCAAGGAGCACAACCATGAGCACCATCGAACTGTCCCCCAACCAGCGCAGCGTTCTCGAACTGGCCCTCGACACCGAAGGCCGCATCGAGCGCTACCCCGCCAGCTTGCAGGGGGGCGCGCGCACCAGCGTCGTGCGCGGCCTGCTGCGAAACGAACTGGTCGAAGCGCACGATGCCGGCTACCGCCTCACCGCCGCCGGCTACGCGGCAATCGGCGCCAATGAGCCGGCTGGCGAGGACACCGCCAGCCAGAATGCAGGTGCCGAGCCGGAGGCCGATGCGGGCGAAGGCACGGAGCCGAGTTCGGACCATGCACTTCCCGCGCCCGAGCCCGCACCCGCACCGGCTAGGCCGAAGCGTGCCGAGCGCGGCGACACGAAGTTGGCCACGGTGGTCGGCATGCTGATGCGGCCGGAGGGCGCCACCATCGCCGAGATCATGACCAAGACCGCCTGGCAGCAGCACTCAGTGCGCGGCTTCCTCGCCGGCGCGGTTAAGAAGAAGGGCTACACCGTGACCAACACCAAGGAAGGCCAGGGCGATCGGGTGTACCGCATCGCGACCAAGGCGCCGCAAGCGGACGCCGGCAACACCGGCCCGCAGGCCGACGAAGAAGAGTAAGCCCACCCAGCGAGCCGGACGCCTGTCCGGCTCGCTGTCTCGTTCTTGTCTGCCGCGATTCCAGCAGCAGATCACACGAGAATCCGCTTGATGTTCCGTCGCGATGAAGCGTTCATGGCCTCCCAGCCACGGAGAACCACCATGCAAGACGCAGTGCCAACCCAGTCAGAATACGATCTCGCCGCCTTGCCGGCCACGCTCCTTCAGCTGGTCGAAGAGATCTTGTCCAACGATGAAAGCAGCAGCGACGCCGAACTGGCACAGTACCTGACCGAAGTCGGCCTGTCCGACACGCAAGCCCGAGACGCGCTGGCCTACCGGGATCTGTACCGCTTGAATTTCTGGGTAGTTGGCTGCACGCCGATTCGCGGCGGTGTCCAACTGCGCTACAACGGGACCGTCGGCCAGTTCGAACTCGCCTGATGCTTGGGCCGTCGCCCCGCGCCGCGCAGCGTCAGGGGCGCAGTGCTCTCAGGATCTCGGCGGCGACTTGCGGGACGATCGCGTTGCCGGCGGCGCGCAGCCGAGGAATTCTTCCGGGTATCCCATGAGCCAGAAGACGAATTCTGGGTTCAGGTATCCGCCGGCCGGCGAGGGTGCGACCTGTCGCCCAAGCATCCCATTCTCCGGCGCGCTGCCAACGCTCGATGCATCCTTGTGGTCCCGCGTCGTCGGTGTTGCCCATACTGCCTGCGCCGGGAGCGGCTGCGTGCTGCCGCTGCCGAAGGCCTGGTTCGGCCCGCCCTTCTCCCCGTCGCTCGCGCGCGGGGTGCTCCACACCGCCTTCGCCACCCCCGGCAGGCCATTGCGTCGCTCGGCCGCAAAGTCGCCGCGCTTCTCGGCATCGTTCGCCGTGGCCGTCGGCCAAACCGCCTTGGCCGCCACCTGCAAGCTGGTGATCGCCTTGCGCGGCCCGCCCGGCATCCGGGATTTCATCGCCAAGCGCGCCGCAGGCGACTTGTTGTCGTCGTTCCCCACGGCCGTCGGCCAGACGCTTGCCGACGATCCAAACCCGGTCCCGTCGATGGGGGGCGTTGACGGCGCAAGCTGGAACAACCATCGCCCGGCCGGCGTAGCCTTCGCCTTCCAGGTCAGCGAGAACTCCGTCGAGCCCCAACGGGATGAGGCCAGCAACGTTCTCGCCCAGGAATAGAGCGGGTCGCGCTTGTGCAATAAGGCGATGCAGTTCCGGCCAGAGGTGACGGTCATCCGCCTGCGCGCGTTGGCGCCCAGCGACGCTGAACGGCTGGCAGGGGAAGCCGCCGGTCCAGAGGGGCTCGTCCTCCGGCCAGCCGGCGAGCCGGGCGGCGTAGGCGAATCCGCCGATGCCCGCGAAGAAGTGGCATTGGGCGTAGCCGCGGACATCGGCGGCGGAAACAGATCGGATGTCCCGGTCATCGACGTCGCCGGCCGGGATCTGCCTGGCCCGGATCAGGTTGCGCAGCCAGTCGCATAGGTAGGGATCGTTCTCGTTGTAGTAGGCCGGGCGGGTCATTCGGCCTCCACCGGCTCAGGTTCGCTGGCAGCATCTTCGAAGCGGGCCCCGTCCCCTTGCCGGATCGCCGCCTGGCCGGTGTGGTCCTGCCAGCGCCGGACGATCACGTCGGCGTACTTCGGGTCCAGTTCGATCAGCCGCGCGCGGCGCCCAGTCTTCTCGCAGGCGATCATCGTCGTGCCCGACCCGCCGAAGGGGTCAAGCACCAGGTCGCGGCTCTTGCTGCTGTTGCGGATTGCACGCTCGACCAGCGCAACCGGTTTCATGGTCGGGTGCAGGTCGTTCTTGCTGGTGCGGTCGATGAACCAGACGTCGCCCTGGTCGCGCGCGCCGCACCAGTAGCGCTCCGTGCCGTCGCGCCACCCGTACAGGATGGGCTCGTACTGCCGTTGGTAGTCGGCATGGCCCATCGTGAACTTGTTCTTGGCCCAAATGATGAAGGTGGACCAGCGGCCGCCGGCTGCGCGGAACGCGGTCTGGAGCCGATCCAGTTCCGACGACGACATGGCGATGTAGATCGCGCCCTTGGTCAGCGCGACGATCTGGGTGCAGAAGGCTTCCAAGAACGCGCCGAAGTCCCCGCCGAGATTGTCGTTGAGAATCGGGCGGTGCTTGCCGCGCAGCTTGTCCTTGGGGTTGTTGGCGTAGTCGACGTTGTACGGCGGATCGGTGAAGGTCATGTCCACCAGCTCGTCGCCGAGTAGCGCGCCGTAGTCCGCCGCGTCGGTGGCGTCACCGCACAACACTTTGTGGCTGCCGCAGATCCAGACATCGCCGCGCCGGGAGATCGGCTGTTCCTGTACCTCGGGAACCGCATCGTCCTCGGTCAGCCCGGTCTGGTCGTCGTCGGTGAGCAGGTCGTCCAGCTCGGCATCGGTGAAGCCGAGCAGATCTAGGTCGAACTCGACATCGCGCAGCTCGGCCAGCTCCAGCCGGAGCAGGTCCTCGTCCCAGCCCGCGTTCTCGGCCAGGCGATTGTCGGCGATGACGTAAGCGCGCTTCTGCGCCGGGGTCAGATGCGCCAGCTCGATCACCGGCACCTGAGCGAGCTTCAACTGGCGCGCGGCGAGCAGCCGGCCGTGGCCGGCGATGATGCCGTTGTTGCCATCGACCAGGATCGGATTCGTCCACCCGAACTCGACGATGCTGGCGGCGATCTGCGCGACTTGCGCATCGGAGTGCGTACGTGCGTTGCGGGCAAACGGGATCAGCGCCTCGATCGGGCGCAGTTCGATCTGAGGGCTCAAGGGAAGTCCGAGTGCGAACCGGGTCGCAGCGACTGCGAACCCGATTAAGAAAGTTGACGCTAGCGGGGTTTTGCGGCCATGCCCCCCGATGTACCTAAGCTGAAGGAAGGACCCTAGTGATATAATCGAAACCTGATCGCACCAGGAATCGGTCGGCGCTGGGCACGGTGGCCCAGCGAGCAGGCCAACGAGTCGCTCACCTCATCGATCGATCCGAATCTGAACCATTACGGCCTGACGTAGGTTAGCCTCGAGATCTAGCTCGATATCCCGACGCCTTCACCAAGCAGACCCTCCACTCTCTCTTTGACTTCAGACCGCACCAGCTCCGTTGCAATGCTGCTTCAACTGAACAAGGAGCTACATGACCAGGTTTACTGTCGGCGTCACAAGCCTAGTCGAGCATAATCTCGCGGCAATCCGCGCAATGGTGGTTCTCAACCGGTTACCGGGGGTTCGTAATGTCGAAGTGGTACGAATAGAAGGCGATGAGGCGGACCTTTCGTTCGAAACGCGAAGCGAGAGTGCGCCAATCAATCTTGAGACCCAGCTAGAGGCTTTTGGTCTTCGGTGGAGATTCACCCGGCGCTCGTGATCTGATCAATGCTCTGGCGGTGAATCGGTTCTTAGTTCGATCACGCAGAAAGGACCACGCAATGGTCACGCATACACTCAAGGTGGTTCGGATCTGCGATAGCAGAGCCTTCACTGCGGGGCAACTTGCCGTCCAGTGCCTTACGCATATATCTGCGACTTGGAATGTCAGATTGGTTGCCGACGATGGCGAACGCGCCGTGGTGGTGTTCGACACCATCAATTCCACAGGCGTCATTGGGCTTAAGGCCGCTTTGGAAGCAGCAGGGCTGGCGCTGGTGAAACAGGATCGAAGCGATTGGATGGGCTGATATAGCAGGAATGAGTCCGCAATACATTTCGGACGACCAATGGATGGCCATCGTCTCTGAAATTCCACGCGGCTTGGAAGCCCGCCTACTCAATGCAGAAGCCGAGTATCGGAGCTTCATCTCGGCAGTACTCTGGGTCGCACGGCATCGGCAAAGATGGTCAAGGCTGGCGTCGCAAGGATGGAGCGGGACGCACGCAATCTACGTGAGGTACCACCGTTGGCGCCAGGCGGGAACGTGGCAGTACGTCATTGCTGCGCTGGGGCCGAACACCGAAGAAGGTGCAGCTCTGGCCCGCTTGGTTGCAGAAGGCCGGTGGATCAAGCCCGGGGCTGTTTAGGCCGGCAATGAATGTCCATAACACGGCTGGGACCGTTCGTCGGGAGCACTGATCTCTCGGCTGAAAGTCACAATTTCCCGTGCTACGTTCGAGCCGTGGGTCGTGACTTCCCCAAGTCTGCTTCGGCAAGCGACCCGCGGACAGGTCGCGCCTACGAGTCCGGCGCGGGCTGTTTTGTTTTTGGAGCAATCGTCCATTAGGAAAGGCGGACCAACCCGGAGCGGAAGGAGGCGGCGGAGGCACTCCGGGCTGGCCCTAGCGACCGCGCCGCGTTCATGGCACAGCGCGCTCAGCATGGGGATCAGACTAGGGCAATTCTTGGAGTTTTGGGACAGCGGATTGCGTTCCCCGAACTGCGATTAGCCGCGTTGACCTGCGTTAGCCGGAATCCTCTCGGCCGCCAAACCTATCTCGACGTCGGCAAATCGCGGCAACGTCCCGTTGAGATGCACCGTGACCAGACTGAGCGCATGCTGCCAGCGGCGCCATGCGGTCTTCCGGATCAAGCCCGTGCGGTTGCAGACCTCGCGCCAGGGAACGTACTGCGCTCGCAGCCAGATCAACCTGCGCTGCTCTTCGTCCAGCCAATGCAGCCAGCGCACGGTCTCGCCGAAACGGTCGATGGCGGCGGGAGACGCAGCGAAGCGCAGAATGATGCGCTCGTCGGCGTACCCCTCCCACGACTGGCGGTGGATATCGGGCCAGAACGAGGCGTATCCCTGCACCCGTGCGGGCGGCAAACGCCGCGCGGTAATCGCCGCTTCTTGGAAGCGGTCGGCGACCCGGTCGATCGTCCAGACCGTGCTCATGCTGCCGTTCCTTGAACCACCGCCCAGTACAGCAGGGCAAGCGCGTCGGCTTCGTTGTCGTCCTTCGGGTGATGCCCCCGTTGCTGCGCCGCCGCGACCATGGCGGCCTTGTCCGCATTGCCTTTGCCGGTGGCGAACTTCTTGATCGTACCGACGGGCACCCCCTGATAGGGAATCCCGTATTGCTCGCACCAAGCGGTGAGCTGCGCCAGGAAGCCGCCGTATGCGTGCGCGGCATCTACACCGCGGTGCCGACGCACCTCCTCGAAGTAGACCGCCTCGAATGGGCCGGCAAAGGCACGGGCCTCATCCAGCCAGCGGGCGAAGCGCAGGTAGCGCATGCCGCCGCCTTCGAAGCGACCCAGCTTGAAGTGCTCGGTGCCGCTGATGACCAAACCGGTGAACCGCAGTGCCCAACCCAAGCTCGTGCCCAGATCGAGTGCGAGGATGGTGGGCGCCTGGTCGTCGTGTCCGGAGTGCGCCGATGGGTAGAGCTGATCAGCTTTGGCGATGCCGGGCTCTTCACCCTGCTCGCGTGCTTCGTAAGTCATTGTTTTGTCTCTTGGTCGATGCCGCAGTGACCAAACAAGACCGTCAGAACGTAAGTCTATACGCGTGTGTGCGCGCGCACACGTAAGGAACTTACGATTCTACGGCCTCAATGGGTCACTCGGTCAGTTATCGGCGTAGGGAAGGCGGCTGTTCTGCGAGCGCGGCTTGAGCGACAGCCCGATGAGCCCTTTGACGCCGCCACTTAGGCGCTTGCGGGAGAATCCACGGGACAGCAACTGCTGCACCAGCCAGCGGGACGTACCGATGTACTCGCCGCGCTGCTCGCCGCGTTCGCGCCAGCGGTGGAAGACGTCCTCGATCGACACCCGCGCATCGCCGTGCACGTAGCAGTCCTCGGCGACGAACTCGCCGACGCGGTCCTCTTCCTCGAAGTACTCCTCGGTGGCGTCGATCACGCACTGCGGCGCGCGCAGGCCAGTCAGCTGCCAGTCCAGACAGCCCTGGACCGCCCAGGCCATGATCCCGTCGCGCTCGGCCAGAAGCTTCTCGGTCAGGCGACGGTCGCGCCGCTCCGGCGGAACGGTGACGGTGAACGGCACCATGTGCAGGCGCCGCTTCATCGCTTCATCCACGTTGCGCATGGCCGGCTTGTGGTTGCCGGCGATCACCAGCTTGAACTGCGGGATGTATTCGAAGAAGTCCTGGCGCATGAACCGCGCGCTGATCTTGTCGCCGCCGGTGATCGCCTTGAGCTTGGCCTCGTTCCAGCGCCGCCCCTGCTCGGTCTCGCTGGCGGCGACGAAGCGCGCGCCGCGCAGGCCGGCCAGGTCGGTCGGATGCCGGTCGCCACGAGTCTCCATGAAGGTCTCCATCGGCGCGTTGGTGGCGTAGTCTCCGAGGATCGTGGCCAGGGTATTGACGAACACGGACTTGCCGTTGGCGCCGGTGCCGTAGAGGAAAAACAGCGCATGCTCGGTGGTAACGCCGGTCAGGCAGTAGCCGACTACCCGTTGCAGATAGGCGGCCAGGTCGCCGTCGCCGCCAGTCACATCACCCAGGAAGCGCCGCCACGTCGGGCAATCGCCCGCCGGGCTGGCCGTGGTCAGCTTGGTCATGTGTTCGCCGCGGGCATGTCGGCGCAGTGCGCCACCACGCAGATCCACGATGCCGTTGGGGGTATTCAGTGCCCACAGGTCGCGGTCCCAGCTTTCGGCAAACGAGGCGTGGCGCGGATCGCTGCGTGCGAGCCGCTCCACCCCACCCACGGTCGACGCCGAGGCCAGCTTCGCACGTTGCGTCGGCCGCTCGGCGAAGACCTGCGCCGCGCGACAGACTCCGCGGACCAGGTGCTGCAAGACCAGGGTCCGGTCCGGGTTCCAGCGGGTGCCGGTCCAGCTCAGCCATTGGCCCCAGGCCGCACAGTAGCGCCAGTCCTCCGCGTAGTGGCGGGTGAACGCCAGGCCCAGGCCGTCGTCGCTGCTCCAGTCCAGGCCGGCGAAGTCAATCGGCGGCGGCGCACCGTCGCTGCCGGGCGCGAGGTACGTGCGCTCGCCCGCGCGCAGGAAGCCGTCGATGTCGAAGCCGTCTTCGGCGGCATCGGCCGCGTCCCAGGCCTCGGGCTTGTCCTCGGGCACGTGCAGCATGGCGCAGGACTCGGCGCCGGCCTTGAGGGCCGCTTGCGCCGCCTGCATCGCGTACTCCCAGCCGGGCTTGTCCTTGTCCGGCCAGAGCAGGACGTGCTTGCCGGCCAGTGGCGACCAATCGGTCTTCTCGATCGGGGCGTTGGCGCCGTTCATCGCGGTCGTGGCGCAGAAGCCGCGGGCGATCAGCGCATCGGCCGACTTCTCCCCTTCCACGAGGATCACCTCCAGCGCCGCGACCATACCCGGCTGGTTATAGAGCGGCCGCGGCGTCGGCGCCTGGTGCTTGCCGCGCTTGGCATCCCAGGGGCGGTACTGCTTGCCTTCAGGCGGGTCGTATCGGTACATGCAGGCGATCAGCTCGCCCTGCGCGCTCAGGTAGTCCCAGCGCGCGGTGTGCGGGCCGAGCTCGTCCATCGCCGGTTCGGAGCGGCGCCGCTTACCCGGCTCCGCTGGTACCGATGGCGGCACATGGCCGGCCAGTTCGGCAGCCATGGCCACGACGATGGCGAAGTCGTCTCGCGCGTCTAGGTTGGCGTGTGCGGCGATCAGGTCGAAGATGTCACCGCCCTCGCCGGTGGCGTGATCGGTCCACAGTCCCGCCTTGTCGCCGCCCAGAGCGATCTCCAGGCTGTCGCCGGCGGAACCGTGGATGTCGCCCACGCTGAACGATCCGCGGCGCGTGCGGCCTTGCGGATACAGCGATTTGAGTACGCCCTCCAAGCGCTGCAAAAGCAGCGCTCGCACCTCTTCGCGTTCGGCGCGTTCCGGCCGGCGCGCGCTCTCCGGCGCATCGGCATCGTTGAAGTTCATCATACCGTCCGCCTCGCCCGATCCGGTGCTTTCGGCAGCCGTCCGATCGCCTCCAGCCAAGGCATCGCTCGGCCATACCGTTCCGCAAAGCGCGAGTCGTTCCAGTTTGTTTCATTCACCAGACGATCCCGCAACGAGGCAGGATCAATGCCGGCGTTCGTCGCACACTGGATCAAGCCCTCCAGCCTTGCCATGAACGTCACCAGCCAAGGCGCCTGCTCCACCGACTCGATGAAATCTGTGCGCGGCCCCGAATTCTTCCGACCCTGACTGATCGACAAGGCTTTTGCGACCTCCTTCTTGCGCTCTTGGCGATCCTCGATACCCAAAATTCGCTCCTGCGATTGCTTACCGAGCTGCGCGATCTTGGCGGCCTCGCTGACGGTCATCTCCCCGGCCTCAACTCTTGCCACGAGCTGAGCGGCGCCGTGCTTGCGGACCTCGGAGGCTTTTCGAATCGTTCGATCAGAAACAGAAAGCATTTCAGCTACTTGTGGCTGCTTTGGGGCATTAATCGGAAAATTTTCCGATTTACGTGGCTTCCCCTTTCCCCAGACTGCAAGTTGAGCAGCCACCATCGCGCGCTGAGACTCACTGAGGTGCCGTCGCGCCACGTTCTCGCTGATCACAAACGCAACGGGATCATTGCCGCTGAACTCGACCATGCGCGGATCGATACCGCTGTCCAAACAGGCGCGGTAGCGGTGACGGCCGTCGAGAATCATCCCCTCGTACAACACAATGTCCCGAAGTTGTCCGTTGCGGCGAACATCGTCCACCAGGGCCTTGAAGGCGTCCGGCGTCATGTCGGGCAGGCTCAGGCAAAGCGGGTGAAACGAAAGACTCATCGTGCGATCTCCGGGAAGGTTTCATCGGAGCGCGGGAACACCGGGCGCCACGTCGAGTACGTCCGGCCCGAGCGGGTCGCGTTCCAAGCCTTGATGGCGGCATGCAGCATCACCGTGTCTGGGATGGACTGGCCGGTCATGCGCAGTTGCAGCAGCCGCTGCCGCAGGTGGTAGAGCGGTTCGGATTTGCCCAGGTGCTCGCCGGTGAACAGCCGCTCGATGAACTCGTCGGCCGCGTCGATGTTGCGCTGGCAGAACGCCCAGTGCAGGAACAGCGCCTTGGAATGACCCACCGGCATGACCTTGCGCGGCAGCTTGGCGACGAACTGGCTACTGCGTCGGATGGCCGCCTGCGTGTTCCAGGCCTCGATCAATTCCTGGTTGGGGTAGCGCGCACGGCTGTGCGGGATCAAGCCGCGCTGGTAGTTCAGGATCAGCGGCATCGCCGCGGCGACGGTCGATGACTCCCGCAGGCCGACGCCTTCGATCACCAACACATCCGCGCCGGTTCGTGAGCGGCCGGTGTCGATGACGTCGAATGCGCTGTTGTCCAGGCCCGTGGCCACGCACATCCGCACGTTCCCCCCGGACTCGACCACTGCCGCCAATCGGTGTTGGCCGTCGAGCAGGCGTCCGGTCGTGCTGAACTTGATGGTCTCGCCCGTCGGCTTCCAAGCGCCGCGCTGTATGTCGTGAACGTACTGCGTCACCGCGCGCTGGCGAAGTCGTCGATTGGCTTCGTTCCGGCGCAACCACGCGGTCGCGACCGCGGGCGTGATCAGCACCTGGTGAATCTCGTATTGGGTCGTATCGGGGAGGTCAATGACCGCAGTGGCGAAGGTGGAGCTGGCGCAGACGGGCGCGGAGCGGTAGTCAGCGTTCATGAGGATCTCGATTAATGGAGCGTGGGGGAGAGGGGGACGGACCAGCAACGGTCCTGCCAGGGACATTGACGGCAGGTCTGGTGGACCGGGGTGGTACTGATCCGGGGCAGAAGCTCAGCGGCATCGCAGGCGCGCAGGATCTCGACGGCGCGATCGGACGCACGCTGCGCCAGGCCACGGTCGAACGCCACGCGCTCGGCATAGATCGCCATGTCGTCGGTGCAGATCGCGGTGAACAGCGCCGGGTGTTCGTGCAGGTCGAGATACGCCTGGTACAGCGCGATCTGGGTGGCGTAGACCGGCCGGCTGGCGGCGAGTCGCTTCTTCTGCAACTCGCGGAAGGTCTTGGCGCCGACCGCCTTGTTCTCCCAGAGCATCGGGTAGTGGAAGCTGTCGGGACCTCCGACGATTACGCCATCGGCGTGACCGCGCACTCGGCCATCGGCCGTGGCGAAGCCGAACTGCGCTCCTTGGTCATTACGTGTGCGAAGGTCGAACCCGGCGAGCCGCAGCCAGTCGGCCATCCAATCCTCGACGCGGTGGCCGCGTGCGAACACCCGGAGCAGTCGACCGGGAAAGTGGCGGCCGACGTCCTTGGGAGCGTCGAAGTACTGGAATTGCAGCCGCCGGCTGCAGTCCTCGCCGAGGCTGGATGCGCCCAGATAGGCACGCGGCGGCAGGGTCGCCGCCTCGCGCTCCATCGCGGCATCCACCAGTCCGCCTAGATGCTCGGAGACATCGTGGGTGTTGAAGTCGAGCATGGCGGCCTAGAAGGGGATGGGGTCGTCGAAGGGCGCGTCGTCGGTGAGCGTCTTGTTCGGTTTGTTGCTCGGCTCGGACTGCACATGCAGCGATTTCTCGTAGGCCATCGTCACGGCCACGATCACCTCGGTGGCTTGCACTTGGGTGTACTTCGCCAGCGGCACATCGAAGCCGACGCGAGCGGCGGCGGAAGCCAGCGCGCGCAAGCAGGCGCGCTGCGCGTCAGGGGTCAGCGGGTGGGTCACGGGCAAAAGCTCCTCTATCGACGCCGGATCGCTCCGGCGTCGGGTGTCGTAGAGTTGATGGAAGGCGTTCTGGCAGCTCATCGAGCAGAACGCCCAGCGGTACGGTGTCCGCCGCGGATCACCGATTCGGCGGCGCAGGTCCAGATGACCGAACCCACGCGCCGGCCTGCCACAGGCCCAGCACGGCGTCATCGGCCATGGCGGGACATGTCGACCACGCGTTCGCGGTAGGCGATCAACGCTTGGGCGTGCGCCCGGTGCAGCTCAGCTTGGTGCTGGTAGTGCTGAACCAGGGCGTCCAGGTCGGCGCCGGAGAGCTTGCGCAGTTCAATGTAGATGCCGTGCTGGTTCGGATGCCGGTCCTGCAGGGGTGAGGTTCGCGTCATCGGCCGTTGCCCGCGCTACTCTGCCCACACGGGGCGACTGGGAACGGGCGAGCTCGCGGCCGGCGACGGCGATCCGGTAGCGAGGCGGGCCGGCGCCGCCGTCGGGCTGGTCCGCGAGGGCGGCGCCGCTCCCATGACCTCTTTGTATTGCGGGTGGTCGGGCATGATCGGAACCTTGACCACTGCCTTGTCGTCGTCATCGTTACCCTTCTCCCAGTCGACCTTACCGGCGAACACGATGCCGTCCAGGTCCGCGAAGCTCTCGATGCAGCGACCTGCCTGCGCCGCCGCGCTCTGATCGTCCGGATGAAGCCCGAACGCGGAGTTGAGTACGCCCTTGATAAAGCTGCGTCCCATCTGGCCCCAGGTCGGCCCCTTGGGGCTGTGCAGGCCGATCAACGACCACAGCTTGCGCCTGGCGTACTTTCCTTCGAGTACAACGAACTCGGCATTGAGATAGATGGCGCCGGTTTCGGGCTTGCGGGTCGCCCAGCCGTGCCGCCAACCGTTGGCCTCGTCGCTGTAGCCACCCGGTCGAATCGTCATACGGACCTTGACCAGCGTGCCTTTGGGGATGAGAGAGAACGCCGGATTCTCGGCGCTGTTGAAGTCGTTCCAGCTAGACATCGCGTCTCCTGCGAATTAGTGAAGGGGAGGAGCGTCGGCCGCGGCGGCCTCGGGCGCGCCGAGCTTGCGCATCAGCCGGCCCAGGTCCGGGGGCTCGACCAGGTCGAGGCGGCCGGATCGGTCTTTGGCCGGATAGCCCCAGGGATTGGCGGTTTGGCAGACGAAGGCGCGATAGGGCTCACCCTCGGCGGGCTTGATCTCGGCCAGCGTGATCACCTCGTCCACGATGCCCGGCAGTTCCAGGCCGGTCTTGGAGCCGTCGATCTGCAGTTCGTGGTAGCGGCGATTGAACTCGTCGGTCCGTTCATCGAGGATGCCGACGAACCAGACGTGCTTGTCCCGCGCGTGCTGGAGATGGGTCAACCACGCCACCATCTCCTGACCGAGCAGGCCATACGCCCCGCGCAGATCGGGCTTGTTGTTCCGGTCCGAGAACGCCTGCGGCTGACCCTTGCACCATTGGAAGCACAGGCGACCGGCGACGGTGATCGAGTCGATGAAAAGTGTGCGGTAGCGATCCAAGACGTGCGGATCGCCGTAGCGCAGACAGGCCTGTTCGTAGTTCCATTGGCTGAAGTGCTGGCCGTCGCGCAGCGCCGGATTCGGGCCGCCCAGGAACACGGCCAGGTCTCGGCAGTCATCCCAGGTGCGCGGGCGCAGGCTGTCGCCGGGCCAGTGTTTGACCGCCAGGTCGCCGGCCTCGATGTCCACGAACAGGGTGGTGGCCGGGTCCAGCGACCACAGCTGGTAGGTCTTACCCAGACCCCAGCGTCCTACCAACACGCCTTTGACGCCGCGCGTCTCAGCCAACCGCTGGGTGGCGGTGATAATCGGCAGAGTCATCAGTCCCCTCCCGGCAAGTGCTCGCCTGCAATGGGCTGGCTCGGCGCCTGGCTTACGCCACTCAAAATTGAGACGAACATCACGGTGTACCTTCTGTCAACGACAGACGGAACGTGGGCTTGCCGCTTTTGAGCGTGCGTGCCGCATCGAATGAGGCGCGCATCGACGCTGGCCATGCGCCGTATTTGGCCTCGCTGATGCGATAACTGATCTCCACGAACTCGCCAGGGTCCTGACCGGCTGCGCGGATGCGTTCGACGATTCGGCCCAACTGCGCTTGATCCCACTCGACGCGCTTGGGTAGCTCGACGCTGACGCGAACGACGCCGTCGCGGAACGTCACCGTCCCGGTGTCTTTCCCCTCAGCCATTCGCTGTTGTTCCGCGATCCGGTGGTATCGAAGATCAAGCGCTCGATCGATGACGTCGTAATGTGCTTTCGCACTGGCGACTGCGTTTGCGGCCTGCAGTTTCAGATCCAGCAGCATCTCCGGTGGGTACTCGGCCAGCTCCGATGCGGGGCGACCGATGCAACGCTCCAACAGCGTCATGCCGCGGCTCCCGCGGCGCCGATGCCGCATGAGCGCAGCGACGCGCTCTCGTAGGCCTCGACGTCCTCAAGGCGATATCGGATGCGGCGCTCGACTTTGAAAAAGCGCGGGCCGACCTTCTCGCGACGCCAGCGCTGCAAGGTATCGAGCGTGACTTCCCAGCGCGCGGCGAGCTGCTCAGGGGAAAGGTTGTTGCTGCTCACTCCATCACTCCTCGGTTCGATCAACGGCACGGTGTGCCGAGGACGCGAGGGTCTTCCGAAAGCCGCTATAGGTTGAAGCCGTGTTTGATATAAGTTGCTAGAGATCAGCTCGAAATTCGCACCGCGAAGCGGCGAAAGCGTAACGAAGCATGAATCGAACCGATCCAGAACCGTCTCATGACGTCCGAGTCGCACGAGTCGTATTGCGGCCTGTTCATGTGCGCGATAGGCTGCGATCAAGGTCACATACCACCACTCGAAGTGGTCATCCCCCCGGACTTCCCCATGAACAAAGGACTGTTGCACCTCACTCGTACTACTCGTTCCTGCCATCGCCAACGTTGCGCTGATCGATTCCGCGCCTCCACCCGCGTCGCCTCCTCTGTAGGCCGATGCGAGCTACCGCACCTACCGAATCCGGCCCAGATCGGATCGCGGCGACATCGCTCGATTTCGCCGTAACCCGCAGCTGCACCTACTCCGACGAGCCGTACTGCATCGGGCCGGAAAAGGCCTGATCGACGGGTTGCGTCCAGAAAAACCTCAAGGAAGTATCTTGCGTGCTCAATCTCTATTTGCGCTGGTTCGAAAGCGAACCGGTCGACGCCCTGCTGCCCGCGAAGGGCGCAGACGTCATGACCGATCTCGCTGCGCTGGGCGCATTCCACGCGCCTCGGCGAACACGCCGCGTCCAGTGCAGGGACTGCGGACGACAGCAGGCCCGACATGTCTACGAAGCCGGCGAGCACCGCTTGCTGCCGTGCATGGAGTGCGGTGGCCAAGTCGAATCGCAAGGGCCACCTTTCGAGTCGGTGCAGCTGCAACGCGAATGGTTGCCCGAGACCCTGAGCCGTCAAATGGCCGGCGAGCGAGCCAAGCCGACCGTGCTGTTGGCACAACGCTTGTGGAACTTGGCGAGCATCGATACGCCACGCGGCGACGTCTCAGTCGTGCTATTGCGCTGCGGATGGCAGGTCGACTACACGGAGGTGGTCAATGCCCTGCGCAAGATCCTCGCGTCGCGATTGATCATCCTGACCACGTCGCGGATGCATCATGACGCGCTTGGCAAGCCAGGTTGGTCCGTCGTGCCGCTCATTGGGGTGGCCAAGCTCGAGACCAACGGCCTGTGGCTGGAGCGCGAGGCGTTGATCGAGCGTCAGATCCGTGCAGATCCGTCGTCGCGAAACCCGCGGCCGCATTCGAGCGCTGGTAGCGAGAAGCCGCTGTGGTTCGAAATGGGGCCGGATAATGCCTGGCTCAGGGTCCGGCATCGCCAGCTAAGCCTGCGCGGAAAGCAACGCGCTTTTGTCGCCTCGATCACCCGCGCGCACGAGCGTGGGCGGGCGCACCACCGTCTGTCCGATGCGGTCACCGATGCCAACTACGACCGCGACATCCGCAGCTTGCAGCAGATCTGCACCCGCCGCGAGTTTCGCGACTTCATCGGCGTCGCCGACGGTTTCGTCTGGATTCGCGACGATGTGGACTGAGGCGGTCCGTACCCCGCCACGGGACCGTTCATCTCGCCCAACGCAATGCCCACTTCCCCCAACCCCAGGACTCAACATGATCGCCAAGGAAGCAAAGCTCAAGAACGACATGGTTCGTATCGCTCGGAAAGAAGCTCGGCTGCTGATCGCGCCTCTGCTTGAGCGGATCGCCGCACAAAAGAAGGAGTTGATCGAGCTAAAGCGCGGTCGGACTTTTTCCTCCTCCCCGGCCAGACAGGGGGCGCGCAAGCCGCGCCGCCCCTCGCAGGTCTCCCTCCAGGAAGCACGCGACTGGTTCTCGGCCCATGCGCTGGTCGAGCTGCGAACTCGTCTGGACCTCAGCGCCGCTCAGCTCGGTCGGTTGGCCGGTTCGTCGGTCGGCTCGATCTACCTCTGGGAATCGGGCAAGACGCCCAGCGACAACTTCGTAGTGAAGCTGGCGTCGCTGCGGAAGCTCGGGAAGCGGCGCGCCCGACAGCTACTGGAGGCGACAGCGGCGCAGTGAACGCCAAAGCTGGCCGGGCACCCCCGGCCAGCCGGGGGCCTGGTCACTCGGCAGCCTGCAACACCCGAATCAACTGCTCGGGGGCCAGGGAGTCCGCGTCCGCGGATGCCTTCTCTTGTCGGTAACGCGCGATCATCGCCTCGTAGCGCGGCAGCATCTGCTGGCCGGCGATGTAGTCGGCTCGGTCGGCCAGCTCCATGTGCATCTGCATGTACTCGACCGTAAAGCGCGTCACGGCCAAGTAGTCTCGTTCGTGCTGAGCGTCGTAGCCCGGAAATCGCACCGGCGTCCGGCTCGGTCCGACCGCGGCCGCGACGCGCTCCTGTTCGACGGGGGGCAGCTCCGCGTAGCAACGTTCCAATGCAGTCCACATGGAAAGGTGCTCCTGGACCGTGCTAACCACCGGGGGCAGCGCTTCCGGGGAGAACAGTCCCGGATAGCGGGCGGCGATTGCCCACTGCTGCTCCGCATAGATCGCTCCCATGACGAAGTCCGGATCAACTTCATCGTGCTCCTCCATGATGCCAAGCCTACGCTGGACGCTCGCCAGCATGGCCACGATCAGCCTCTCCTCGTTCGACAACTTCATTGCAGCCCCTGTTGGTGATGTGACATCCATTGCGGCCACAGAACTGCCGGCGATCCACTGCCAAAAGTTGGATTCCGGTTGCCATGGCCCACCAAAGTGTACGACGCAGAACCCATGCTCTCCCGACCAATGGGTCTCGGCGTTTGCGACGGGACAGGGGTAGCGTTCACCCAATGGACAGGACGACCGCGATTCTCGCCGAGCTACCCAGCGGTTTTCATTGGGAGGTGGCCGGGCTGGGGGCCAGCCGCCGCTGCATCGCCGTGCCTGACGCCGCACCAGAGGTTTGGCTAGCGACCATCGGCCAGAACGGTGCGACCTGTACCGCAACCATCCGCCGGCACAAGGCGCGCACCATGCAAATCGACCGACCGTTCCGAACGTCCGCAGCGGCGGCGGGCTGGGTCGCGCGATGGTTGGATCGGCAGGGGCATTTGATACAAGCCGAGCTCGGGGACCGCTTCTCCCAGCGCCTCGGCCTACCTGCGATAAGTCTGGATTAGCTTGGGCTAGCTGAGTCCAGCTCTGTTTAGCGGAATCGCGTTTCTCGGATTGGCGTCCGGCCGTCCTAGCCTTCCACGCATGTTCCCCATCGAAACGATGCGTGCCCGCCCCTGCCCCCTCCTCGTCTGCCCCCATCTCCCTGCTGCGTACTCGCGCCCTGGCCGAGCGCTGGCAGATCAACGAATGCACCATTCGCAAATGGCGCAGTCAGGGACGCGGCCCAGCGTTCGTCCTGCTCAGCGCTGGAACGGTACGGTATCGACCCGACGACATCGTTGCGTACGAGTTCGCCACCGGACTGCACCACGAGGTCCGAGCTTGAACACGACGCCCATCAATGCCGCCGCACTGCCTCCAGATCAACGCCGGCAGGCCGTAGCGAAACTGCTCGCGCTTGCTCTCGTTCGTTTCCGCACTGGCTCAGCGCCTGTTGGTTGGACCCAGAAGGGGGTTGCACTATCCCGCGCGGGAAGCGTGCATACGCACCCCGACCAACCACGTCCAACCCGCCGATGAAACTAGACGCTCCTCGTATCAGTTCGAACACCGTCGCACGCGTCATGGCATTACCGAAGATGACCATGGCCGAACTCAAAGTGCAGTGGCGCCAGCTGTTCGAACAGGAACCGATCGTCGACCAGCGCCGCTTCCTAGAGCGCCGCATCGCTTACCGCCTACAGGAACTGGAGTGGGCCAGGACCCATGCCGCCAAGCTAGAGGACAACCGCGTGCGCATCGATGCCTTCGTAGAGAAGGGAACGATTGGCCCGCGCGTGCGGAACGGTAAGCCGATGCCGGGCTCCGTTATGGTCCGGCACTTCGGCGGCGAGGACCACGTTGTGACGGTCATGCCCGACGGTCGCTTCGACTATCGCGGCCAATGCTTCACCAGCCTGTCTGCGATAGCGAAGTACATCACTGGAACGCCCTGGTCTGGCCCGGTGTTCTTCGGGCTTCGCGCCGCGAAAGCAAAGGGGAAGGGCGATGAGTGAGCGAACGGACCAAAAGCGGCTCCGGTGCGCCGTCTACACTCGTAAGTCGACTCAGGAGGGACTGGAGCGGGAATACAACTCTATTGAAGCCCAGCGCGATGCGGGGCATGCATACATCGCCAGTCGGCGATGCGAAGGCTGGATTCCGGCAAGCGATGACTACGACGATGCTGGCTTCTCGGCGGCGACAATGCTTAGACCGGCGCTACAGCGACTTCTGTCTGATATCCGTTCAGGAAAGATTGATGTCGTCCTCGTCTACAAGCTGGACCGCTTGTCCAGAAGCCTCCGGGACTTCGTCCACCTGTACTGGGAGGTGATGCAGGAGAACAACGTAGCATTCGTATCCATCACGCAGCATTTCAACACCGCAGATGCAATCGGAAAACTCATGATGAACATCATGATGTCGTTCGCTGAGTTCGACCGAGATCTCGATGTGGACCGCGCCCGCGACAAGATGATCGCGAGCAAGAAGAAGGGTCTGTGGATGCACGGCGTCCCGCCACTAGGCTATGACCTACGGAATCGTCGTCTTGTACCCGACCCAAAGGAGGCGCCGTTGGTTCGCTGGATTTTCGAACAAGTCGCAGAGGGCGTCCCCACCGCGCAGTTGGTGGCCAAGCTGCGTTCTCGCGGCGCGACCTCGAAGTTCTGGACCACTAGGAACGGGCGAGAGATCGTCGGGAAGCCCATCGACAAGTCGTTGCTGTACAAG